CGTTCTCTGAGCTTTACTTCCACTATCTTGGAAACAAGACTCACCTAAGTCCTATGACTTATGGTAATCGTGACCCGATTGCCGAATTCGCCGATAACCTTCGTGGTGATGGTAGTCGTGAGTCTTATCAGCAAGCCCGTGAGTTTATGCCTAAGCTCCGTACTTTTGTTCCCGTAGTTGTTCGTGGTGAAGAGGATGAAGGTGTCCGCTTCTGGTCATTCGGTAAGACCGTTTACCAAGAGCTTCTACAAATTATCGCTGACCCTGACTATGGTGATATTACTCACATTGAGACAGGTCGTGATATTACCGTCACTTATATTCCACAGGAACAGAGTGACACCAATTTCCCGAAGACTTCGGTAATGGCCAAGCCTAACCAGACTCCTCTCAGTGAGGATGCTCGTCTGGTTGAGAATTGGACCACAAGTCAGCCCGACCTTCGTTCTCTGTATAAGGAACCTTCCTTTGAAGAACTCAGTGCGTTCCTCAAGAGGTATCTTGACCCCGATGGTGCGGTTGATGCTCCTGAGACGAGTGTAACACAACAGGTAACCACACCTGTTGCTGCTCCTCAACAGACAAGTGCTCCCGTTAAGAGTGCTGTTGATGAGTTTGAATCGCTCTTCGCAGAGTAATAAATGCCAATAAAGAAAAAGGTTGATACACCCGACCGTGATGAGTTAGCACAGACTATTGCAGATAGTCTTAACTCAATGATGAAAACTGATGGTCAGGTAGCCTACTTTCTTGACGGTGGTGAAGATACCCCAATTGATTTAGATGATTGGGTTTCCTCTGGAGCCACCATGTTGGACCTTGCTATTAGCAATCGTCCACATGGTGGTTTTCCGGTGGGGAGGATTGTAGAATTAACGGGTCTTGAACAATCTGGTAAAAGTCTTCTCGCTGCTCATGCCATCGCCAGCACACAAAAGGCTGGTGGTGTAGGTATTTTGATTGACACAGAGTCTTCGGCTAACGAAGAGTTCTGGCGTTCCATTGGTCTTGATATGACTAAGATGGTATATGTTCAAGCAGATGCCCTTGAGGATGTGTTTGATATGATTACCAATGTTATTGAAAAGGTCAGGAAAGCCGACAAGGATAAGTTGGTCACAATCGTGGTTGATTCAGTTGCTGCCGCTTCTACCAAGAAAGAGATTGAAGCCGACTTTGGTAAGGATGGTTATGCTACAGATAAGGCAATTATTCTCAGTAAGGCTATGAGAAAGATTACCAATCTACTAGCAAAACAAAGAGTTCTACTAATCTTTACCAACCAGTTGAGACAAAAGATGAACGCTATGCCATTCGGTGACCAGTATACAACGAGTGGTGGTAAGGCAATTCAGTTCCACGCCTCTGTTCGTCTCCGACTTGCAACTACAGGTAAGATTAAGAATAGTAGTGGTGATGTGATTGGAGTAACCGTGAAGGCTACGGTTCAGAAAAATCGTTGTGGTCCCCCACACAGAGTCGCTGAGTTTGATATCTATTTTGACCGTGGTATTGATGATTATTCATCGTGGTTAAAGGTTATGAAACAAAATAAGATTCTTAAACAAAGTGGTGCTTGGTATTCATTTACCGACGATAGTGGTGAGGAACACAAATTCCAATCAAAAGATTTCCCAGAATTCCTAGAAGCTGATTTGGAAAGAAAGGAAATGTTTTACAATGAAATCTGTGAAAAGATAATTATGTCTTATCGGTCCACAGATGTTAAACCAATCTTTGAAGAAACAAGTGAGGAATAAAATTGACTGAAGAACTGTTGAAAGCATTTAACGATATGTTGAGTGAACGGGAAGAACAAGAAAGTCTTTCTCTTAATGACCGTGTTCTTATCATTGATGGAATGAATACCTTTATCCGTAGTTTTGCAGCAATCCCAACTATGGATGACAATGGTAATCACATTGGTGGTGTAACGGGCTTCCTTCGTTCGGTAGCATTTGCTATCCGTCAGGTCAATCCTACAAGGGTATATGTAATCTTTGATGGTAAAGGTGGTAGTAAACGCCGTCGTGACATATATCCAGAATACAAGGCAGGCAGAAAACCCGTGACAAGGTTAAATCGTGCCTATGATATGACGACAGAACAGGATGAAAAAGACTTAATGAAGCGTGAGTTGGTGATTGTTGCCAAGTCACTAATGTCTCTACCCATCACAACGATTACTCTTGACCACGTTGAGGCTGACGATATTATGTCTTATATCGCAACTCATACTGCAGAACAGGGTGGTCAAAGTATTCTTTACTCAACCGATAAAGACTTTCTTCAGTTGGTCAATGATAACATCACCATTTGGCATCCTATGAAAAAGAAGACCTATACAACAGACTTGGTATTGGAAGAACACAAGATACACCCCAATAACTTTCTGTTGTATAGGTCACTCATAGGTGACAACAGCGATAACATTTCTGGTATCAAAGGTATCGGAACAAAAACATTACTAAAACATATACCTCAGTTTGCCGAAGAACAAAAGATTACTTTGGATGAATTGATGGATGTAGCACAAGCAAATAAATCAAAAGTTATGCAAAAGATTGTAGATAACAAAGACATTATTGAACGTAATCTCTACTTGATGTCATTGGAATCTGCCAATATGAGTGATATAAATAAGATGAAGGTCTTGAATAGAATTAATGAGAGTGAAGTAATTCTTGACAAACCCGTCTTGACAAATCTCTTGGAAGAGTATAATATTCTACCAGCAATACAAAACTATAACTTTTGGTTGCAACAAACCTTTTTACCCTTGATGAGATTTAATGGTAGACTATAATGCTAATGTTGACAAACTCACAGACTTCGGACCCGCCTTTCAATCAAAGGTAATCGCATCACTCATTCGTAATGGGTCATTTCTTGCACAATCGTTTGATGTTATCAACCCTAACTTCTTTGATAGTAGTGCGTCCCAATGGATTGTATCAAAGATTGTTGAATATTATGTTGATTATAGAAAAAATCCTACAATGGAATTTTTTCGTGCAGAATTTGGTGAGATAGAAAAAAACGAAAGTCTAAAAGTTGAAGTCCTAGACCAACTCAAGAATAGTAAGATGCACTTTACTGATTCTGACCTTGAGTATGTTCAGGATAAATTTCTTGAGTTCTGTAAAAACCAAACATTGAAGAATGCTATCCTGCGTTCTGCTGATTTGCTACAACGTGGTCAGTATGGTGAAATCAAACTGATGATTGATGGTGCAATGAAAGCTGGAACACAAAAGGATATCGGTCTTAAGTGGGATGAGGACTTTGAGAAGAGACACATAGAAGCCGCTCGTGATACTTTAACAACTGGTTGGTCTGTCATTGATAAGTACCTTGATGGTGGACTAGGCCCCGGTGAGTTGGGTGTTATTGCTGCACCATCTGGTATTGGTAAATCTTGGGCCTTAACCCACTTGGGCAAAGCCGCACTCCAACAAGGAAAATCGGTAATTCACTACTCATATGAGTTGAATGAGAACTATCAAGGTATCAGATATGACACTTCTTTCACTGGAATTGAACCTTCCGCTCTAAAACACCACCTAGAAAGTGTAAAATCGGTCATTGAAAAGGTAACTGGTAGACTACTTATTAAATACTTTCCTACAAGAACGGCATCGTATCATACATTGTTATCACATATTGATTACTTATCAATCCACGATTTTAGACCAGACTTGATAATCATTGACTATGCTGACTTGATGAAAACTCCTACTCGTTCTAATGCTAGACACGAGGAATTGGGGTATATTTACGAGGAACTACGTTCAATGGCAGGAGAATTACAAGTTCCAATTTGGACCGCAAGTCAGACACAGAGGTCCAGTATTAATGATGAAGTAATTGAAGCCGATAAAATCGGTGAGAGCTATAACAAGGTTAAAACAGCCGATGTTCTACTTTCACTTAGCCGCAAGACTGAAGACAAAATTAATAATACTGCTCGGATGCACATAGTCAAAAATAGATTTGGTGCAGACGGAGTTACTTTGCCCGTAAAAATGGATACATCTAAGGGTCTGGTCGATGTTCATGACCCCACATCTCCAGAGGGTGGTGAGTTGCAGGAAACTATGGCTAATGGTGAAGAGAATATGAAAAAGTTCCTTGCGAATAAGCTCAAAAGTTTTCAGTCGGACGATGAGTAACCCACAACAACCTTAACTTTCTGGAGAAGTACCAATGCAATTAGCGTCAAAAATTTTATCCGATGTAACCGTGCATATGAAGTATGCAAAATTTATCCCAGAACTAAATCGTAGAGAAAATTGGGATGAGATTGTTACAAGAAATGCAAATATGCACATTAAAAGATTTCCACAACTAAAAGATGAAATCAAATCTGCATACCAACTAGTTCACGACAGAAAAATTCTACCAAGTATGAGGTCAATGCAATTTGGTGGAAAGCCTGTAATGATTAACAACGCTAGGTTGTATAATTGTTGCTATCTTCCAATGGATAGTTACGAAAGTTTCAGTGAAGTAATGTTCCTACTACTTTCAGGAACAGGAGTGGGTTACTCTGTTCAGAATCATCACATTGAGAAACTACCAGAGATTCGTAAACCAACCAAGACCAGACGCTACTTGGTAGGTGACAGCATTGAGGGTTGGGCCGACGCCGTTAAGGTATTAATGAAGGCCTATTTTGCTGGTCGTTCTCTACCATTGTTTGACTTCAGTGATGTCCGTCCAAAGGGTGCTCGTCTAATCACCAGTGGTGGTAAGGCTCCCGGTCCTGAACCCCTACACGACTGCCTACATAATCTCCGTAAGGTTCTTGACCGGAAGGAGGATGGAGACAAACTAACTTCGTTTGAGGTCCACGAAATCAATTGTTATATTGCTGATGCAGTATTGTCTGGTGGTATCCGTAGGTCAGCTATGATTAGTTTGTTTGACCTTGACGACCAAGAAATGCTTACCTGTAAGTTTGGTAACTGGTGGGAGACAAAAGCTCATCTCGCCCGTTCCAACAACAGTGCGGTCATCGTAAGACACAAGATTGACAAAGAAACATTTATGGACCTCTGGAAAAAGATTGAGGCATCCAAGTCAGGAGAGCCCGGCTTCTTTTTTACCAACGATAAAGATTGGGGAATGAACCCTTGTGCTGAAATTAGTCTACGACCATACCAGTTCTGTAACTTGGTCACAATTAACGCATCAGATGTGGTTGACCAAGAAGACTACAACGCAAGAGCAAAAGCTGCCGCCTTTATCGCTACTCTACAGGCAAGTTACACCGACTTCCACTATCTTCGTGACATCTGGAAGAAGACAACCGAACGAGAGGCACTAATCGGTGTATCAATGACAGGTATTGCTTCTGGTAAGGTTCTTGACCTCAGTATGAAGGAAGCTGCCAATGTGGTCAAGGAAGAGAACAAGAGAGTGGCTGACCTAATCGGTATTAAACCAGCCGCTAGAACAACCACGGTCAAACCCGAAGGCACATCATCATTGGTCTTGGGTTCCAGTAGTGGTATTCACGCCTGGCACAATAGTCATTACATCCGTAGGGTAAGGGTGGGTAAGAATGAGGCAATCTACAACTATTTATTACAGAACCATCCAGAGATTGTAGAAGACGAATTCTTTAAACCAACACAACAGGCTGTTATTGAGATACCACAGAAAGCTCCTGAAGGTGCTATCACACGACAAGAAAGTGCAATGCAACTACTCAGTCGTGTCCAAACCGTCTGGAGTGATTGGGTAAGAGCCGGTCACAGAAAAGGTGAGAACAAAAACAATGTCTCCACCACGGTATCTATCAAAGATGACGAGTGGGATAAGGTTGGTGAGTGGATGTGGGTCAACCGCAATATGTATACTGCTTTGTCGGTGCTACCATTTGACGACCACACATATACTCAGGCTCCCTTTGAAGATTGTGATGAAGAAACCTACAACACAATGATGGAAACTCTAAGAGAAGTTAATGTTGACAATATCACCGAAGTAGAAGACACCACAGATTTACAGGGTGAAGTTGCCTGTGGTGGTGGAGCCTGTGAAGTGGTATAAAGGAGAAAGTTATGACAGTATGGAAGAATCTTACATACGGAACGGCTCATGCGTGGGGGATATCAAGTGACTCCCCCACGCGTGGGACATCCAACGCAGATATTATGATTGATTGGGAAGAACCCAAAGGAGAATCAATGAAAGTTAAAAGGTTACAGGAAGACGCAGTATTACCCACCAAAGCACATACTGGTGATTTAGGTTATGACTTGTATGCTAATGAAGACATTACGTTATACCCCGTGTCTACTGAGTTAGTTAGCACAGGAGTATCAATTCAGTTTCCAAAAGGTTTTGGTGGTCTTATCAAAGACAGGTCATCTATTGCTACAAAAAGAAAAGTCTTTACGGTAGCGGGTGTCATTGATAATGGTTACACAGGAGAGATTAGAATTGCACTTTTTAATTCTACTCCCTATAGAATTAACTTTAATAAAGGCGACAAGATTGCTCAGTTGGTTTTGATTCCAGTTACAGATTTTGAAATTGAAGAAGTAGATGAAATCGTAACCAGTGATGGTCGTGGTGAAGATGGATTCGGTAGCACAGGAGAATAG